AAGACTCTATTCAGCACAATACAGAGCAGTTACAGCAAGAGATTATGAATCAATCATACAGACTGTATATCCTAACACAGAGAGTGTATCAGTCGTAGGTGGTGAAGAGTTAGATCCGCCACAATTTGGCACGGTTTTCATCACAATTAAACCAAAAAATGGTGATTTTGTATCTGATTTTGATAAAACACAAATTCTACAAAAGTTAAAAAATTATTCATTAACTGGAATCAATCAGAAAATTGTAGATCTACAAGTTTTATTTGTTGAGGTTGAATCATTTATTTACTATAATTCAACATCTGTTGAAAATGTAAATGATTTAAGAACGAAGATAACTGGAGCATTAACGACTTACTCAAAATCAGGTGATGTAAATAGGTTTGGTGGAAGATTTAAATATAGTAAAGTGTTAAATGTGATTGATAACATAGACCGATCAATAACATCTAATATCACAAGAATAAAAATACGAAGAAATTTGAATGCCTTAATTAATAAATTTGCTCAATATGAGTTATGTTTTGGTAATCAGTTTAATGTAAAGCCTGGTGGATTAAATATTAAAAGCACAGGATTTAAAATTCAAGGCACAAAAGAGACTGTGTATATAACTGATACACCTAACGAGGATCAATTAACTGGTGTCATATCAGTAGTTAAAAAAGATTTAGTAACGGGAACTAATGTTATTGTGGTTAAGTCTGCTGGAACGGTTGATTACATTCGTGGAGAAGTTAATCTAACTACGATTAATATAACGGAAACTGAGAGACCAAATAATGTTGTTGAGGTGCAAGCATTTCCAGAATCGAATGATGTCATAGGTTTACAGGATTTATACTTAGATTTTAACATCCCCAGTAGTTCCATAAATATGGTGAAAGACACTATTACATCTGGTGAACAAATTTCTGGTGTTGGTTATAAAGTAACATCATCCTACTCTAACGGAGAACTAAACAGGTCATAAAATGATAGGAACTGGAATCGAAAAACGTATACAAGTCCAACAAGTTATAGAAAGTCAACTTCCTGAGTTTATACTCTCAGAGAGTCCAAATACAGTAGATTTTCTAAAACAATATTACATCTCACAGGAACATCGTGGAGGTGTAATAGATTTAAGTGATAATTTAGATCAATATATTAAATTAGATAATTTAACACCTGAAGTAATAGTTGGTGTAACAACACTTACAACAGGTTTGACGACTACAACTGATACAATCAAAGTATCATCAACTAAAGGATATCCTAATGAGTATGGTCTTTTAAAAATAGATGATGAGGTAATTACATACACTGGTATTACAACTAATAGTTTTACAGGATGTATTAGAGGTTTTAGTGGTATTACGTCATATAGAGATCCAAACAATCCCGGTGAATTAATATTTTCAAATACAACAGCTGCCGATCATAATGCAGATGCACCTGTTAATAACTTAAGTGTACTTTTTTTACAAGAATTTTATAAAAAAGTAAAGTCAACCTTTACTCCGGGTCTAGAGGATACCAAATTTATACCGAATATAGATGTAAGTAATTTTATAAAAGAGTCTAAATCATTATATCAATCTAAAGGAACTGCAGAGTCTTTCCGTATTTTGTTTAATGTTTTATACGGAATTACACCTAAAATAATTGATACAGAAGAATTTTTAGTAAAACCCTCTGGTGCAGAGTATGTTCGTAGAGAAATTATATTAACTGAGGTTCTTAGTGGTGATCCTAATAAATTGGTAGGACAAACAATTACTAAATCAAATGATTCGCAAACAAATGCATCTGTATCTGAAGTTGAGATAGTTACTAGAGATAGAAAAACTTACTATAAATTAGGTCTGTTTGTTGGATTTAATGAGAGGAGTGGTATTAATGGTATATTTACAATACCCGGAAAATCAAAAGTTATTGATAATGTATCGGTTGGCTCGTCTGTAATTACTGTAGATTCTACTGTGGGATTTGGTACAACTGGTACAGTAGTATCAGGTATAAACACAATAACTTATGGTGACAAAACATTAAATCAGTTTTTAAATTGTACAGGAATTACATCTGCCATTTCAACAACAGATGATATAAGATCTGATGAATTTGTATTTGGTTATGAAAATGGTGATATCAATAAAAAGGTAGAATTAAGAATTACAGGTGTATTATCCAATTTTGAGTTACTAGCATCTACGGGATCTAGTGTTACGACAGAAGGTGAAAGAATTACAGTTAAAAACTTAGGTGAAGTAATTCAAAATCCGATAACTGGTAAGACACCAAAGGAAGTATTTTTTAATTCTTGGATTTATAATACATCTAGTTCATTTCATATTAATAAAGTAGGTGTTTCAACTAATACTAGTGTTGTATTTTTTAATTCAGATGTAGATAAATCTAACTTAAAAATTAATGATAAAGCAGATATTATTAAAAGAGGTGGTGCACAACAAGTAGTTCTTTCAGGAGTGGCAGTAACCAATATTACTAATCAAAGTGATGGTACAATTAAAATAGATTTAGATAATAGTATTTTTATTGATAAAGATGAAGATTATAGTTTACGTAGAAAAGTGGATAGGGCTTTCAGTTCAGTTTCACAATTACAATTTGGTAATAATGTAATTACTGCTAATGTCCAAAATACCTATAATCAAGATGAAGAGAGTTATTATGTAGCATCATCTTCATTACCATCATATGATATTACTGAAACTGTTTCAAAGAGTACCATTACAGGTAATGACCCTAGTGAATTGCAAGGATTCAGTAATTTAACACAGAAATTTTCAATTATTGCATTTCCTAATCCACATGAATTTAGAACTGGTGATGCTATATTTTACAAGGCATCAAATAACATAATGGATGGTCTCACAGAAGATGTATATTATGTTGAGAGAATTACTAATAAGAAAATTAGATTATATACATCAAGATCATTTATTCCAATTTCAGATTTTGTAGAATTTAAACTTGACGGAGCAGGTAGTCATAGTTTTGTGCTATTAAGGCATAAAAATGAAAATATCGGTGTTCAAAAAATATTAAAGAAATTTCCTGCTGTACCCAATATAAAATCAGGAATTGGTTCTATCACTAATCCCGGTACAACTGGTATTCTTATAAATGGAGTTGAAATAGTAAATTACAAGTCACTTGACAAGATTTACTTTGGGCCATTAGATGAAGTAAAAATTTTAAATGGTGGATCAAATTATGATGTTATAAATTTACCTGATATTACTCTACCTCAAGTAGGATCAGGAGTCACTGCTTTGGTAAGACCTGTAATAAAAGGAACTTTAAGTGAAATATTAGTTGATCAACAAGATTTTGATATTGAAAGAATTTTATCTGTTTCTTTAACTGGAGGAAATGGTGCAGATGCGATCATTGAACCTGTTGTTGGTAGAAGATTTAGAGAATTGTCATTTGACGGTAGACTATCAACTAAAAATGGTGGATTAGACATATTCAATGATCAAATTATATTTACTAAACCTCATAATCTTAAAGATGGGGAGCCTTTAGTTTATGATAATGATGGATTTCCATCTATAGGTATTGCAACTGATTCGTCAGGTAATAACATTGATCAGGGTGTATTTCTTGCTGATGGGTCTGTTTACTATCCAAAGGTGGTTGGTATTACCTCAGTAAAGTTATTTGCTACAATCAATGATTTTAACGCAGGTATCAACACAGTTGGATTCACCACAGTTAATAATCAAGGTGTTCACAAATTTAGATTTTTTAATCAAAAAAATTACCTAAAATCAGTTGTTATAAAAAATAAAGGTGTAAATTATACAAATAGAAAATTATTTGTCAAACCAGTAGGAATATCAACAATAGAGAATACTGTTACATTTAAAAATCATGGTTTTGAAACTGGAGAGATCATAAAGTATGATTTTGCATCTGGTGGTACAACCATAAGTGGATTATCTAATAGCAATCAATACTATATCATTAAATTAGATAATGACACCTTTAGATTAGCAAATGCAGGTGCCGATGGATCTGACAATAGTAATTTTACTCGGAAAAACTATGTTAGATTTACAAGTTTTGGTTCGGGATTACAGGAATTTTTCTATCCTGAAATCACAGTTAATGTTCAAGCAGTTTATTCACCTACAACTTTAACAAGATCTGATGATCTTGTATTGACACCTGTAGTTAGAGGTTCAGTTCTTAATACTTATTTGTATGAATCTGGAACAAATTATGGATCTGATATTTTAAATTTTGAAAAAGATCCGGGTGTTATAGTAAAAAATGGTAAGGATGCAGAGATAAAAGTTGTTGCATCAAAAGGTAAAATTATCACAGCTGATGTAAGATTTGGTGGTAAAGAGTATTTTTCACCACCTGATTTAGAATTTGTAGGTGTTGGATCAGGTATAGGTGCAAAATTAAGACCAGTTGTTACTAATGGAAAGATAACTGATGTAAAAATAATAAATCCGGGAATTGGTTATACTGAATCTCCAACAGTATTGGTTAAACCAGCTGGAATTGGATTAATATTTAAACCATCAGTTCGATCATTAACAGTAAATAACTTAGAAAGATTTGATGATGAGATACTTTTAAAAGAATCTGATACTAACCTTCAATATGCAGTTGTTGGATATAATACATCATTGTTATCATCACCCTTTTCTGATCCTAATCCAGTAAATGGACACTCACCAATAGTAGGTTGGGCATACGATGGTAATCCAATTTATGGCCCTTATGGTTATTCTGATCCTGATGATATAAACTCATCAATAAAAATAATAGATACTAGTTATCAATTAAATACATCAGGTGTGGCAAATAGACCAGCATCAACATTATTTGCCGATGGATTTTTTGTTGAAGATTTTATTTTTAATGAATCTGGTGATTTAGATAAAAGTAATGGAAGATTTTGTAAAACACCTGAGTATCCAAATGGTGTATATGCTTATTTTGTTGGTGTTGCAACTGCAGCATCTGGATCATTAGAACCTAAGTTTCCTTATTTCATAGGAGATACTTATAGATCAACACCTATTGAGGATAATTTTTTAATTAATCAAAATAATTTTGATTTAAATTCAAATAATTTAATAAGAAATACACTTCCATACAAAGTATCTGATCCAGATGCTGATAATGATTTTATTTCAGAATCAAATGAAATCATAGAACAAAGTGCAATTATTGAATCGGTTACAGAGGGAAATGTTGAAGGATTTCAAATAGTAGAGTCTGGTAGTGGATTCAAAGTAAACGATAGTCTTACATTTGATAATAGTAACACCTCTGGGGGAGGTGCTAGTGCGTTTGTTTCTAAGGTTACTGGTAAACCAATTCTGAATATTAATACAACTGTTCAGACATATGATGATGTAGTATTTGTAAGAGATAGTGCTACTCAAGTTAGTGGATTTATATCGACATCACATAATTTTACACAAAATGATCAGATTGCAATATCAGGTTTAACAACAAGTATTCCTCATTTAACTGATTCTTTTAAAGTTGGTGTATCATCTGAGTCAGTAGTATTATATAAAGCCTTAGGTGCAAACGCTACAGCAGGTGTTGTTACAGACATTTATGTTTCATCAATTCCTGAAAGGATATCAATTGGAAGTAGTATTGGAATAGGAACTGAAAAATTACAGGTTATTAATAAATTTGATGATAGAAAAATATTAAGAGTAAGAAGAGGTATTGTAGGTGGTAGTGGACATGCATTGTCAGATATAGTATCAACAGTCCCACATAAATTTACAATTGAATTTAAGACAGATCCATTTAATTCAAAAATAAATGAAAAAGTATTTTTCAATCCAAAAGAGCAAGTTGGTTTAGCATTAACTGCAGGTACAGTTGTTTCTATGGCTAAGTCATTTACAACTGGTGAATTATCAAAAGTGATTAGTGTTCCTGCTAAGAGCATTTTCTTACCAAATCATCCTTTTACTAATAATCAACAATTAACATTAAAAATTCCAACCGGTGCAGGTGTATTATCAGTTGGTACTGGTGTGACACAAGCAGTTGCAGCTAGTTTTAATTTAACAGATGGCACAACTGTCTTTGCTAAAAGAATTTCTAACGATTTAGTAGGATTATCCACAATTAGAGGTGAAGAAACTATTTTCTTCAAAAATTCACCAACAGATAACTTTGAGTATTCATTGGAGACAAATCATACACAAGTATTAGGTAAAGTAGAAAAAATCATCAGTAAAGTAACTCTTACAACTGCTCATGGTCTTTCAAACTCAGAAATTATCGATTTAACTCTTGATTCTAACATATCAGGTGGCACAGGTGTGAGCACATCGGTTATAGTCAAATACTCCTCTGTGGAAGATAAACTTTTGATAAATCCCATGTCATTAGTTCAATCTAATGTAGGTACTGATAGAATTTTCAAAGATGATCATGGATTTGTAACAGGTCAAAAAGTTTACTATGATATAACAAGTGGTGCTGTAGCTACAGGATTATCTTCACAGAGATCTTATTACATTTATAGAATAGATGATGATTCTTTTCAACTAGGTGAAACAAGGTATGATGTAATTAATGAACCACCCAAAATAATTGGAATACAGACAAATACTGGAGGATCTGGTCAAGAATTATCTTTAATTAATCCACCATTATCAATTGTAAATAATGATGATCTTGTTTTTTATGTTGGAGACTCATCTTTATCTGGTTTAGATTTAAAATTTTATTATGATTCAGAATTTAAAAATGAATTTGTTTCTGGTGGTTCAACAACTAATTTTGCTATTACACAACAAGGAGTTATTGGTGCTGGTGGTACAATTATATTAAATTACAATTCAAACAACCCTGTAAATCTTTTTTATGCTGTCGATAAATCTGGATTTATAAGCACATCAGATACAGACGTAAAAGATGGAAATAAAATTAACTATATTGATAGTGAGTATGAAGGTTCATATTCAGTATTTGGTATTGGTTCTACATCATTTAACATTTCATTAAGAAAAATACCTGAAAAATTAACATATACACAAAGTAATACCGATACTTTGTCATATAAGACAAGTTCTTCAAATGCTGTGGGTGGTATAGGAGCACTTAATTTGGCATCTGGTGGTTTTGGATATAAAAAATTCCCCGGTATTTCTAGTGTTACAACAGCGTCTGGTGTCAACTCAAAAGTTCTAGCATTATCACAATCTATTAATAAAATAAACAAAGTAAGAATATTAGATCCCGGTTTTGAATATCACTCAGATAAAACATTAAGACCAGAGGCTAGAATATCACCTACAATAACTTTAATAAATTCTGATGTTATATCTGACATAGAAATATTATCTGGAGGACAAGATTATCTTTCTGTACCGGATTTAGTTGTAGTGGATCCTGAAACAGGATTATTAACTGATCAAGGAGTAATAGAATTAAGTTTGACTTCTAGTTCTATATCTTCAGTTAAAATTTTTAGTACACCAAAGGGATTAAAACCAATTGAGCAAAGATTAAGAACAATCAATAATTCAAATGGTATAAATGTAAATACTGTTGTTGGAATGGCAAATTCAACATCAACAGGTATAGTTACATGCACTTTAGTAACTCCTATAGGTGGGTTTAATCCTGCACCATTTGCTGTTGGTGATAAGATATTTGTGGAGGGAATACAGTTACATCCTGATGCTAATGGTGATTTAATAGGATCTGGGTATAACTCAACTGATTATGGATATGACTTTTTTGAAATTACTGATTATCAAAATACAAGTCCAGCTAAATTAGAATTTAGTCTAGTAGGTTTATCCACAGCTGTTGGAATTGCAAAAACATCACAAACAAATTATGCAACCATAATAAACTTTAATAAGTATCCACAATTTAGATCTATCCAAAAATCATCTGAATTTAGAGTGGGTGAAAGATTAGGAATTAAATTTAATAATAGGTTTGTATTGGAAGATTTGACAGTATTGGAAAATAATCCTGATGATTTTATTAAGGTATTTGGATCTAAAAAATTAAAAGTTGGTGATCTGATAAGGGGTGAAATAACCGGAACAGTGGCAACAATTAACACTCTTAATAATAATCGAGGAAGATTTAATATTGATTACTCACTTGAAAAAGATCAAGGGTGGAATACTGAGATTGGTAAATTAAGTGAAGATTATCAGGTTCTCCCAGATAATGATTATTATCAAAATTTAGCATACACTATTCAAAGTTCACAAACTTTTGCTGAGATAAGTGATCCTGTAAATAGATTAATTCACACTTCAGGTTTGAAAAACTTTTCTGATACAGTTTTAACTTCAAAAGCTAAATCAGGAATAAGTTCCATATCTGATTTGGTAATAGGTAGAGATGTGATAAGTGAAGAAAGAGTTGATACTATCAATAATTTTGATTTTGTTGTAGATACTGATAATATTGGATTAACACAATCTAAATTTTTAAGATTACAAAGCACAAAATTATCAGATTTTATTCAATGTTTAACTAATAGAGTTTTAGACATTGATGATTTTAGTAATCTGTTTTCAAATACAAATAGCACATTAAGTGGAAAAGTTGATGTTCCAATTCTTGCTGACTATGAAAGTTTTGTTATACAAACAGAAAATCCATCTACAAATGAAATTCAGGTAAATGAATTAGTCATTTATAAAGATAATACAGATACATTTACCTTTGAGAAAAACCAATTAGGAATAGGAACTCAAACGATTGTTGACTTTGAAGGTATAGCAGATTCATCAACAAGCGATACTTTCTTAAGGATAACTCCTACAAATGTATTTGATGATGATTTAGACATCAAAATTTATAGAAGTAGATTTAATAGCACTACAGCAGGAATTAATACTAATTCAATCGGATTTATTAATCTTGTTGGTGTAGCAAAAACTGCAGATCCATCAGCCACAATATCTTTAGTTAATGGTGAAGTTGGTGTAACATCGGCATTTTATGCAACAGTTGAGGTTACTGATAATGTAACTAATGAAAAAAATGTGGTTGACTTATACGTTACTCATGACGGAACAGATTCTTACTTCTCTGAATATTATGCTGACTCTGGATCATTAGATAATTTGTCAAATAATTTCATAGGTACATTTACATCTAATTTGAGTTCAGGTGTTTTATCAATCGATTTTGAAAATACAGGAATCAACACTGCCACATTAAGATCTAAGGTAGTGGGTTTTGGAACTACAACTGCTGGTATAGGTACATTTAGATTCAAAGATGCTGCTCAATCTGCAGGAAATGAAAGAACAGTTAATTTGCAATCCTCATTTAAGAGAGTAAGTAGTACTTCAACTCTCGTTGGTGTAGACTCAAATAAATTTAGCACTATAAAAAGTATAGTTAAAGTTGCAGTTGGATCAACCATTGCAATGCATCAAGTTTTAGCAACCCATAATGGTACAGATACCTCTGTTGTTCATTATCCATTCATCTCTATTGGAAGCACAGCTGGTATAGGTACATTTATTGCAAACTTTGCAAATAATAAATTTAATTTAAGATTTAATCCTGATACTGGAGTTACTGATGCAGAAGTATCCGCTTATAGTGAAGTATTTTACACTGATTTAGATTTATTTAATACACCACCAGATTTTGTTTATGGTCGTGTAACTGAAAATGTAGGGGTAACATTATATAATGCTGTAAATGGTAATAGGTCAAATAAAACTGAATTTGATTTAAAACATAATAACATTCCAATTTTTGCAAAAACATTTAATCCATCTGATAATAATATTGTTGTTGCAGCTACTGGTGAGTTTTTAATAAAAGATCATTTCTTCAATACTGGTGAAAAATTAAAATATACTCCAAAGAGCACATTTATTGGAGTGACCGCAGATTCTATGGAAACTGCACCGGGAACTGATTTACCTACTGATGTTTTTGCAATAAGAGATAACTCTGATAAATTTAGATTAGCAACTTCTTTATCAAATGCAAATGCAGGAACTGCTGTAACATTTACCTCACTTGGTGCAGGTAATGCACATCAATTAGAAATGACTAAAAAACTTGAAAAGAGTTTAATAGTTATTGATGGATTAATACAATCTCCCATTGCATTTACACCAATTAATACTACATTAACAAATAACGGAGGAAGTATATCTGCCACTGATACTTTTGCTAGTATTGCTGGATTATCCTCTATCACTACGAGTGATATATTAAAAATTGATGATGAATTTTTAAAAGTTACTGCTGTTGGTCTAGGCACACTTGCAGTTGGCCCAATTACTGGAACTGGATCTTTCAAATTAGTTAGTGTTGAGAGGGGTGCATTAGGAACTATTGCAGCATCTCATAATGATAATACTGCAGTAAGGAAATTTAAAGGGTCATTTAATATTGTAGATAGTAAAATACATTTTACAGATCCACCAAAAGGTTCTAATATCACAAAAAGAGATGCATCTAACTCAATCATTCCAAGATCAGATTTTCATGGTAGAGTTTATCTAAGACAAAGTTACGATAAGAATAGAATTTTTGATGATATTTCTGATGGATTCACAGGAGTAGGTGCTACACATTTAATGAAAGTTGCTGGTGCAAATGCAACTGGTATTCAAACTGGTGGTAGTATTGTGTTATTGAATGGTATATTCCAAACACCCACTACATCAAATAATCAAGGTAATAATTACGATTTTACTGGTGATACTACAGCTGGTATTACAACTGTAACATTTACTGGCATAACATCAGCAAATGGACAAAGAATTGTAAGTGAAACTGATGTTAATTTAAATCAATTACCTAGAGGTGGAATGATAGTATCATTAGGATCCACTGGTGGTCTTGGTGTTGCTCCACTTGTAGGTGCTGCTGTAACCGCATTGAAAAATGCTAATGGTACAATCACATCTGTTGGACTTAGCACAAGTGATATACTCGGTTCCGGATACAGAGGAACTGTTGCAGTTGGTGTAACTGATGTGGCGTATGAACATAGATTTGTAAGTTCTGGTATTGGTTCAATTAAAAAAGCAGCATTTTCTGGAGCAGGTAGTCAAGCATTAACAGCAACAAATGCAGAATATACATCTCATACGGGTATTTTAGTTCTTACTATTCCAAATCACGGATTAACTACAAGTGATACAGTTGGTATTGATACTGGTGGTATTGTTTTTAGTTGCTCTAAGGATCATTTTGCAACACTTCATCCATATCCTCGTGCAGTTTCAAAAACAACTGGTTTACCTGATCCAATCGCAGGTATTCAGACAGCGATCACTGCAGTAACAACTAATACAATTACAATTGATGTTCATCCCGGTGGAGGTGGTGGAACTGGTGCAAATATCACAGCAACCGTTGGTGCTGGTGGTACATTGGCCTTTACAGTTGTAAGTGGTGGCACTGGATATGTTAATCCACAAATTGATGTTGAACCCCCTACATATGAAAATTTAGATGTTATTGGTGTTTCTAGATTGGGTATAGGCCCAACGACTGCAACAGGATTTGGTTTAAAATTAACAGTTGATGTTGATGCTGCTCCAACTACGGGTATAGGTTCAACCTTACATCAAGTAAGTTCATTTAAAGTAGCAAGCACTGGATTTGGATTTAAAAAAGGTGATGTAATACGACCTGTTGGTTTGGTTACTGAGAGAGGATTATCAACTAAAGTAAGTGACTTTGAATTAACTGTTACTGAGGTGTTCACGGATAATTTTGCATCTTGGGACTTTGGTGAGTTTGATTTTATTGATCCCATTACTCCATTTATTGACGGTGTTAGAAAAAGATTCCCTATAAAATTAAATGGTGAGTTTTTAAGTTTTGAAATTAACAATTCTAATATTGACTCTTCATTAATTAAAATGGAGAACTTGCTCTTAATATTCATTAATGGTGTATTACAAGAACCCGGTGTGGCATATAATTTTGAAGGAGGCACTACGTTTGGATTTGAAGTTCCACCAGATGATGGTGATGATGTTTCTGTATTTTTCTATAAGGGTACTGATGGGGTTGATACAAATATTGTGGATGTAAATGCCACATTGAAAGAGGGTGATGTAGTTGAGGTTGGAAGAGGTGGAGGAGTGCTACCACAAACTGAGAGAACAATTGTTGGTATTACCACATCAGATACTTTTGAAACTGACTTATATACAGGTGGAGGAATTGATCCAAATACATTTAGACCTATTGTTAACTGGAGAAAACAAAAAATTGATAAGATAATTAGAGGTAAAGTTGTTTCAAAGGCTAGAGATTCAATTGAACCGTTAATCTTCCCAACTGCAAGAATAATTGGTGACTTATCAACTTCAAATGCTAGTGGGACAGACATATTCGTTGATGATGCACAATTCTTCAACTATGAAGAAAATGAGTCTACTATAGTTATTGATACATTTGGTGCCCAAATAGTAAATAACGTTGATCAAGTATCTGCTGCTTTGACAGCAACTGTATCTGCTGCAGGTACAATTTCTGCTATCACAGTCGTAGATGGTGGTAGTGGATACGTAGGATCAACAACAAGCGTTAACATTGCAGCACCTGTGGGCGTGGCAAATACATTATTTGCAAAGGTTGGTGTTTCTACTTATGCAACAGCAACTGCAACCATCACTAATGGTTCGATAGCATCAGTTGCTGTGAATAATATTGGTCTTGGTTATACATCATCTAATCCTCCTGCAGTTATTGCTCCATCACCACTACCATTATCAGAAGAATTAACTGGTATAAAAGATGTAAGTGGATTTAAGGGCACAATTACTGGTATAAGCACCCTTACAGTTGGTGTATCCACTGTTGGATTAAAATTTGGACTTACTAGAGATGGATCTGCTGCGTTAACACCTGATTTAAAAGTTGGATATCCAATTTATATTTTTGATACTTTTGTAGGTAATGGAGTCACTTCTCTTAATGAAAGTGGTAATTCAAATGACACAGTTGGCATAGGAACTTTATTCCTTGATAATGTTTATATCATTAAACAGATAATTGGATCTGGATCAAGTATAGAAATAGTTACCAATGTGCATTCAGGAATCAATACTGCAGGAATAAATCTAGCATCAGCTAGTGCTATTACATTTAATCTTGCTGTTACTGCTAATGCAAACGTTGCGTATATCTTAAATGGTACTGACAGACATGGTGCGGAAACTGGTCAAAATCCAACTTTGACTATTCAAAAAGGTGATATATTAATATTCACTAACAATATGAACGCACATCCACTTTATATTAAGGATGCTTTAGGAAATGGTGCAACTGGTGCTTATAATACTGGTGTTACTAACAATGGACAACAAAATGGTACTCTTACATGGAATACATCAAGTGTTCCTGCAGGTATCTACTATTATCAGTGTGGATCTCATTATGGTATGAATGGTATCATTAATGTGGTACAAAATGTTCCAAAGGGATCTTTCTCATGGGGTAGATTTTCAAATGATTCTACAACATTAGGAAGAGATAAACCTGTGGCAATTGGTGTAACAGGTTATACAGTTGGTTTATCAACTGGTGTTGGAATATCGACTTTCCCTACGATTCAAAGAAAACTTTTTGGTTTAAGGGATACCGGAGCAGTGCGTAAAGACTTACCATGATGATTCGCGTATAAATATAGAAAAAAGTAATAAAATGCCAGCAGTAGTAACCGATCAGTTTAGGATTTTAAACGCTAGTAACTTTGTAAACACAGTTACAGGTATAGGAGGAGCTGATCCAACAGATTCTTTTTATGTTACATTAGGATTACCAAATGCAGAGGTTGCAGGATTTGGTAGGGATAGTGATTTTGATGATGAAACTCCAGCACCAATTGATAATATTAACACAAATAATCATGTTGGAGATACAATATTATTCGGTAAACGAGTTACAGGAAAGAATATAAGACGTTTAATAAGAAAGGTTGATTGGACGCAGGGACAAAAATATGAAATGTATCGTCATGATTATAGTATAAATTTTAAATCACCAAACACTGACTCTGCTAGATTATATGATGCGAGATACTATGTTATTAATGAAAATTTTAATGTTTACATTTGTATAGATAATGGTTCGTCAGGTATCAATACTACTGGTAACGCATCTCAAGATCAACCAATATTTACAGATTTAGAACCATCAAGAGCTGGAGAAAGTGGAGATGGTTATATCTGGAAATTTCTTTATACTGTATCTCCAAGTGATATTATTAAATTTGACTCAACTGAATTTATTTCAGTTCCAAATGATTGGGAAACCACCAATGATGCTGCAATACAATCAGTTCGTGAAAATGGTAATTCAGATATTAACAATAACCAAATTAAAAAAGTTTATATTGAAAATGCCGGAAAAAGTTATAAACAAGTAACGGGACTTGAGGTACCTATATTTGGTGATGGTACGGGTGCAAAAGTAGTTATTGATACCAATGCAGCTGGTGAGATTACAAATGCTGTTGTTTCCTCTGGTGGTAAAGGATATACCTACGGAATCGTTGACCTTTCAAATTTGAATAACACATCTGCTACAAAAGCAAAATTAATCCCTATTATTCCTCCATCTAAAGGACATGGACATAATATTTATGAAGAATTAGGAACTGATCGTGTGTTATGTTATGCAAGATTTGGTGGGGATAATAAAGACTTTCCTATTGACACCAAATTTGCACAGGTAACATTATTAAAAAATCCTACCTCCATTGGAACTACATCAACCTTTTTTAACGATTCATTTTCATCATTAAAAGCAATTAAGTTTCCACCTACAACAACGTCAGTACCAACAGTAGGTGAAGAACTATCACAATCACAAGGTTCTGTCTCAGCTGTTGGTTATGTTGCATCATATGATAATGATACAAAAGTTTTGAAATATTTTCAAGATAGATCCTTATATTTTGGCAATGCTGTAGATCAGACTGATTATGTTGGTGTTGGAACTCAATCTCAAGTTATTGAATTCGTATCAGATGCAACAAAAAAAGTAAGCACACCAACATTTAATGCAGCGATTGACACATCATTTAACTCAGGTATCGCAACAGTTCTAACAAAGAATGTTGATTTAGGTATCAACTTCACAAATGGACTTGCTACTTCTGAAATAAATAAAGGGTCAGGTGATATAATTTACATCGATAATAGGGCGACTATCACAAGAAACTCTAGACAAAAAGAAGACATTAAAATCATTTTGGAATTCTAAAAAATGCCACAAAAAACGAATCTCAATATAAGTCCTTATTACGACGATTTTAACAAGGATAATAATTTTTATAGAGTCTTGTTCAATCCGGGAAAACCCGTACAAGCAAGAGAATTAACTACACTTCAATCTATCTTACAAGATCAGATTGAATCTTTTGGTAGTCATATGTTTAAAGAGGGATCAATGGTGATTCCCGGTAATATTTCATATGATTCTCAATATTTTTCAGTTAAAATTGAATCTGATCATCTAGGAATAGATGTTTCTGTATATGTTGATAGTTTAAAAGGAAAAATCTTAACAGGACAAAATAGTGGCATTAAAGTCTTTGTTGATGATTATGCTCTTCAAAATGAATCAACAGGTATAACAGATTTAACATTTTTTATAAAGTATTTGGATTCTGGAAATGATAATACTATCTCTTTCTTAGAAGATGGTGAAAATTTATTAGTTGATGAACCATTTGTTTATGGAAATACTCCAGTTTTAGCAGGAGATTCAGTTGCTAATCTAATTGAAAATGATGCGACAGCTATAGGTTGTAAAGCTGCAATTGCAGATGGAGTTTTCTTCATCCGTGGACATTTCGTAAATGTATCCGCAGATAAAATTGTTTTAGATCCATATACCAATAATCCGTCATACAGGGTAGGTCTTTTTATTCAAGAAGATTTAATTAACGCAAATCAGGATTCTACATTAAATGATAATGCACGAGGATTTTCTAACTTTGCAGCCCCCGGTGCCGACAGACTCAAAATTTCTACAAAATTAGCAAAAAAAGGATTAACAGATTTTAATGATAAAAACTTTATTGAATTAATTCGTCTTGATGATGGTGAACTAAAAAAATTACAAAATGAAACTCAATATTCTTTAATAAAAGATTACTTTGCAAAAAGAACTTTTGAAGAGTCTGGAAATTATTCTTTAAAAAATTTCAAATTAGAAGCATTTGAATCTTTAAATGATGGTTTATCTAACGAAGGAATATTTACATCTAATGAGACAACTGATCAAGGTAAAACACCCTCAGATGACTTATTAGCACTTAAAGTATCACCCGGAAAAGCATATGTTAGAGGATATGATATTGAAAGGGCAACAACAACAATATTGGATTTAGATAAACCTAGAGACAAGAAAGAAGTTCAAAATAGTTCAGTACCATTTAGAAATGGTAATCTAATTCAGATTCACCGTGTTGCAGGAACACCAGCGATTGGTTTAGATAGATCAAATACCATTGCACTACATGATGTAAGGAAAGGAGCTACAAATAATATAACTTCTGGTACAGGAGATCAGATAGGTGATGCAAAAGTATATGCATTTGAAAATCATGATAAATCAGGTGGAGATGCTGCAACTATATTTGATTTATATCTATTTGACATACAACTTTATACTGTTTTAAATGTTAATCAAGCATTATCAAATGCTCAATTACCTGATGGAGCTTTCGTAGAGGGTCTATCAAGTGGTGCGACAGGATTTGCTAAAAGTGCTGGTGGTGGTGCTGCAATTATTACTCTAAGAGACAGATCAGGAACATTTATTGTTGGTGAAGAAATAAGAATTAATGATAATATTGGTGGTGTTACAAGAACCATATCAGCCGTTAGTGAAAAATCACTCAGAGATGTTAAATCTGTATATCAAGATTCATCAGCATTAGGTTTACAGAGTGATTTTAGTGGGGATACAGTTTTAATACCATCACCAATAAGAGAATTAGGGCCTGGAGATGAAATACAAATCGCTTCTGGTAATAAATTGAAATGTGCAGGTAAAACATTTGGGTCATTAAGAGTTGGTGATGTTCTTATTTTTAATCTAGGAACAGATGCTGAACCTAGATTTAATCGTGTGAGTGCAATATCTGCTGATTTAAAAGAAGTTACATTAGAAGCAACTGCTGGTGGTAATACTATATCTGGAGTTTGTGTTGGAGCAGTTTTGGGAACTAGTGCATCTCCAACTGGTGTTAAACTTGGCATACCTGCAGCTAAAAATGAAGACACTGGATTATTTGCCCAATTGCAAGAAAAAAATGTATCTGATGTTGATTTAACAAATTCTGAAATTACAATCAAAGCACAAATCACAGGTCAATCCACTGATGCTAATGGTTTATTAACATTTGATACTTCTGCTTTAGTGGGTATTACAAGTGCTTTGTTTGAAACATTTGATAATGACAGATATTCAGTGCACCTTTCAAATGGAACTATTGAATCTATATCAGCAGATCAATTCACATTATCAAATAATTCAACAACTGTAACAATTAAAGGTATTCAACCAAGTCAAAGTAATAATGTAACTGTAAATGTAACTGCTAAAAAAGTTTCAATAAGCACAAAACAAAAAACATTTGATCGAAGTCATGTGGTAAATGTTGATAAGTGTATATCTGGTATATCTACTGTAAATGGATTGACTCAAAACGATTCCTTTGGACTTCGTGTAGATGATAAAGTTATATCATTAAATACTCCTGATGTTGTAAATGTTGTGGGTGTATATGAATCTTTAACAAATGTTGCCCCCGTTCTAGATAAATTGGTATTTGTAAGTGGATTATCTTTAAATACGGCCACAATATTAGGTGAAAAAATTATTGGATCTGTCAGTGGTGCCATTGCACAAATAACTGATAGGTCAAGTGCAACTACAGTTGAAATAGCTTACCTAACACAACAAACTTTCCAGATTGGTGAAACAGTTACATTTGAGGAATCAAATATAATTACGAACCTTCAGAATGTGACAGCAGGATCATATTTAAATATAACATCAAGTTATAACCTTGATAAAGGTCATAGAAATGGATTTTTAGATTTTTCAAGATTAGTACGAAAAGATAACTTAAGAGTTCCAAATAGAAGATTAAAAATAATTGTAAATAGATACACAGTCCCTGCAAATGATAAGGGTGATGTGTTTACAGTTGGATCTTATGATGAAGAAAGATTTAGCAAAGATATTCCTATTTTAGAAGGTGGAATAAGAGCAACAGATACTTTAGATTTTAGACCCAGAGTTGCTGATTTTACATCTACAACTATTTCTCCATTTGATCCCCCAAGTAGAGACTTTGTATCTGGTGGTATTAATTCAACATTAGTTCCTTCACCAAATGAAAGTTCTATTATTGGTATAAAACATTATCTCCCTAGAACAGATAAGATCGTTCTAGATCCATCTACTCCAAATGTAGGATCAAATAATAACAGATATACAGCTGGAGAATTTGTAATTGTAAAAGGTGTGTCATCAAAAAATCCAATCGCTCCAGAAGATATTGAATTAGGAATGACAGTCGCAACTATTCAGATGCCAGCATATCTTTATAATCCAGAGGATGCAAGGATAATAGTTAAGGATAATCGTAGATATACGATGAGAGATATTGGAAAGATAGAAGATAGGGTTGAAAATTTAGAAACTATCACATCATTAAGTTTACTTGAATTGGATACGAAAACATTACAAATTCAAGATGCTGATGGATTATCAAGATTTAAGACTGGTTTCTTTGTAGATGATTTTAAAGATAATTCACTATTAGATATTAATAACCCTGATTGTAAAGTTGATATTGATTTAGAAAATCAAAATTTAATTACTCCAACTGATTTTTATTCATTAAAACCAGAATTAGCATTAGATCCATCTATTGATTCAACAACTGCAGATTTTTCCTCTAATTTAAATTTATTAGATTCAGGAATAAGAAAAACAGGTGATATTTTAACGTTAGATTATGAAGAGGTAACACTTCTTGATCAACCATTAGCATCAAGAGTTGAAAATGTAAACCCATTTAATGTTGTTTCCTTCCGTGGTAATTTAACTATCAATCCTAGTTCAGATATATGGACAAGAAATGTCATATTAGATAATGGTAATCGAACATTATTTGGAGATCCTGCTGATAGTTTTGCAGCACAAGTTCTTGTAAGTAGTGAACCTGAAAAACACATGCGTTCTAGAAACGTTTCATTCAGTGCATCCACATTAAAAGGAAATACAAGATATTATCCATTCTTAGATAGTACAAGTGGAATAGATGTAGTTCCAAAATTGGTTGAAATAATAATGCGTTCTGGTGTGTTTACTATTGGGGAAAATGTTCAAGCATTTATTAATACTAGCACTACTGGTGATTTAAATCCAACACGAATTGGTCGTTTTAGACTTGCTCAACCAAATCATAAAGAAGGGCCATATACTGCACCTACTTTAACATACGCAACTAATCCATATAATCCATCAGTAAGTATTCCAACATCATATTCTTCATCATCAACGATATTAAATATTGATCTTGCTTCATTAATAGAAGAAGCACAAGGAAAATATTTTGGACGTATTAATAATCCTTGTATAATTGTTGGTGAAACAAGTGGTGCTATCGCAAGAGTAGATAATGATAGATTAATTACGGATAGAGTAGGTGATCTTCAAGGTTCATTCTTTATTAGAGATCCATTAACAACACCATTACCACCATTACGTTTTACAAATGGAGATAAGTCATTTAAACTTACTTCCAGTGAAACAAATGCAACTGCATTCCCCGGAACAGCAGCAGTAAGTAGTGTTCAGGCAGTATATAGTACAAGTGGTATTGTGGATACATTTTCACAAACAACGATAGGTATAAGAGAGTTACCACCACCTCCAATCCCCGTAATTATTAATATTACAAACGTATTTCATAATATGCCAGAGGACGATGGAGACCCTCTAGCACAATCATTTACTGTGGATGAGACAGGTTGTTTCCTAACTTCTGTTGACATCTTCATGAGAAGTAAAGATGATAAGGAAAAACTAACTGTTCAGGTTAGAACTATGGAATTAGGAACACCAACATTGATTCGTGTGCAGGAATTTGGAGAAGTTGTTCTTGACCCATCACAAGTTAATATATCTGATGATGCATCAGCTGCAACCAATGTTAAATTCCCATCACCAATATTCCTTGAAGGTGGCACACAATATTGTATTGTTTTACTTGCTCCAACCACAAATAATTATGAAGCATGGATTGCTCGTATGGGTGAAGCAACAATTGATACTCAGTCACTACCTGATTCAGAAAGTGTTGTGATATCTCAACAGTATATTGGTGGTAGTTTATTTAAATCACAGAATGGTTCAATCTGGACACCAAGTCAGTTTGAAGATATGAAAATTAAATTATACAAAGCAAAGTTTACAACAACAGATGCATCAGCATTCTTCTATAATCCTCTTGTAGATTATGAAAGTGATCAAGTACCTAATTTATCGGCAAACGGTATAAAAGCACTTCCACGTAAGTTAAAAGTTGGTATTAATAATATCACTGCATCTATTCCTGCTGCTGAATCATTGACTAGTGGTAGAAAGGTTAGTGATGGTACAACTGCTACAGATCCTTTTGGATTTATTGAGTCAATAGGTGGCCCAATAAACACACTAGGTGCTTCTGGCATAACAAATGTTGGTGTAGGATATTCAAATGGAAACTTTTCTCAAGTTCCACTATTTGCTATAACTGGTAATGGATCAGGAGCAACAGCACAGGTACAGATATCAGGTGGTGTAGTCAACTCTATAAGTATCCAAACTAGAGGAAATGGATACGCACCCGGAGATGTGGTTGGTTTAACTACAGCAAACATGGTGAGAGGTGGTGGTGCACAGATTACTGTTAACACAGTTACAGGAACTGATACTTTATATCTTACTAATGTACAAGGTCAAAACTTCTCTAATGGTGATTTGGTCATATACAATAATTCTGGTAATCCAATATCTTATGCAAACACTGATATTACAAGTTCATCACAATTAGATGATTTACATTCAGGAAACGTTCTTGAAGTCACTCATTACAATCATGGAATGACTGCTGATAATAACATTGTGGAATTATCGAATGTAGAACCTACTACACAACCAATTAAAATTGAGGCATTTGTTGGTCTACAAGATTCTTCCATAGTTGTTGGTGCTGCAAATACATCAGAATTTGCTACATTTGAAGGAATAACAACATCAACTGGTTATGTTAAATTGAATAGTGAAATCATTTACTATGATTCAATAACTAATACAGGACTTGGAATAGGTCAAAGAGGTGTAGATGGATCATTAATAACAACTCATGCAGTTAATAGTCTAATGCGTAAATATGAATTTAATGGACTTTCTCTAACAGGTATTAATACATCGCATAATATGCCAAATACAGACTTACTTCAGTCTAAAAAAGATATTGATAATTACTATCTCGAAATACCAAGGGGTGCAGGAAGACCAAATTTACAAGATAGATCATCTGGTGATAATCAAGCTAGTTTCACTGAAGAGAGATCTGGTGGTGGTTCAAACATTCATGCATCTAAAAATATTCAATTTAATTCAATCTATCCCGTATTTAATACACTTCAACCCGGACAAACAAAACTTAGTACACAATTAAGATCTGTAAGTGGTACTAGTGCTGGTGGTAATGAGGTTTCTTTCCTTGATCAAGGATTTGAGGATATTGAATTAAATAAAATAAATCCATTAACATCAACTAGATTGATATGTTCATCTCAAAACGAAATTGGTAGATTAACAGATTTACCTAAGAGTAGATCAAGCACTTTATCAATGAGATTCACAACTGAGGATGAAAACTTATCACCTGCTGTTGATACAATGAATGGAACTGTAATCTATGTCAGAAATAGATTGAACAAACCTGTAGATAATTATGTTTTAGATGATAGAGTCAAATTAAAAAATGATCCTCATGCTGCAGTTTATATATCAAATAGAGTTAATATTAAACAACCAGCAACATCTCTAAAAGTATTAGTGAGTTCTGATCGTAGAGACTCTGCTGATTTCCGTGTTCTGTACAAATTATTCAGACAAGATTCTGAGGGTGTTGAAAAAACATTTAATTTATTCCCCGGTTTTGATAATCTTACTGATACTGATGGTGATGGATTTGGTGATTTAGTTGTGGATGCATCTAAAAATAGTGGAAGACCAGATGCCTTAACACCTGCTAGTGTTGATGGTGAGTTTGTTGAGTATCAATTTAGTGTTGATGATCTTGCAGAGTTTACTGGATTCCAAATTAAGATTGATATAAGTGGAACAAATGAGGCAGAAGCTCCTGTATTTAAAGATTTAAGAGTAATCGCATTAGCATGATAAGAGTTGAGGGTCACAAAAATCTTTATAGAGATGAAAAATCTGGTGCTATCATTAATTGTGACACCACTGGATACGCTCAGTACAAAAAGTCTAAGAACCGGAATCAATCACAAAAATCTGAGATTGAACGGTTGAGATCTGAAATAGATGAAATCAAATCACTCCTTGGTGAATTGATAAAGAAAAATAGTATAAATAAATCATAGATCATCATTATTATTGTTAGATGGCAGCAGTATATGTCAGCAACCTAGTAATCAACCAAGGGTCAACGTTCACACAAAAATTTGAACTTGAGAATGTTTCATCAAACTCAGCCCTTCAAATTTCTGGTTTCAAAGTTACTAGTAAAATGAGAAAACATTTTTCTAGTATAGGAGCTGCTGCAACGTTTACATGCTCTATTACTGATGCTAATGCAGGTATTATTCAAGTGGGATTAACTAGTGCTATCACTGGTCAATTAAATCCCGGAAGATATCAGTATGACGTTCTTCTTAAAGATACAGCAGGTGAAGTGACAAGAGTGGTTGAAGGTTCTGTTTTAGTGCGTGGAGCATGCACTAGAGAGGATTAATTAAGGAGGTACATGTCCGATCCCATTAAAGTTAGAGTTGGTACGCAAAATGCAGTCAAAGTCGTTTCGTCTTTGGCAGGAAATGTTAGTGGAACCTTAGCTGGTTTATCTGACGTATCAATTACCAATCCTCAAAATGGTATGGTTCTTGTATATGATGCCTCGACAACTAAATGGACTGGGACTCTTGAACTTACACCCGGTGCGGTACAAAATTTGGATATCAATGGAGGAAACTTCTAAATGGCAAGTATAATACGAGTAAAAAGATCGACTGGTGCAACTGCCCCAACGAGTCTAAACTTCGGTGAATTAGCAATAACAATTGGTGCTGGAACCCAAGCCAATAAGGGTGAAAGACTGTTTATAGGTGATGATGCATCTCCTAGTAATATAGATGTTATTGGTGGTAAATATTACACCGATTTGATGGCACATGCCCCCGGATTAGTTGCAGGAACAACTAACCCTGCTGCTGCATCAAATGGTTTTGTAGCAATAGTAGATCAAAATAGAAAGGTTGATCAGTGGAATGTAGACGATTTAAGATTAGATGGTAATACTTTATCTTCGCAGACAACAGATGCAGATATAAATATTGATCCAAATGGTAGTGGTGAGATAGTCATTCCTGATGACACATTCTTGACATTTGGTGATAGTAAAGATGCTAAGATAGAATATGATGAGAATGGCACAGATAAGATACAGGTATCAGGTGCAGACTGGGTATATGGTAATACTGTGGCACTTACCATACAAGATCCTACTCAATCAAATAATAAAGACACTGGATCTATAGTCACTGAGGGTGGACTTGGTGTAGAGAAGAATGTTAATATTGGTGGTGATTTAAATGTTGCTGGTGTAGGTACATTCATTGGTGGAATAATATTACCTCCTGATGCTGCATTGACTGTAGGTAATATTGGTATTCACTCAAATAAGATTGAAACATTAGCAGGTGGAGGAAATCAGATCTTCATTGATCCATTCCCAAGTGGAACGAGTAATGAAGGTGATGTTATCATCAAAGGTAACTTACAAGTTGATGGTACCACCACAGCAGTTAACTCAACTAATGTTACAGTTAATGATCCAATCATGCGTGTTGGTGATGTAACAAGTGTTAGATCAGTTATGGCCACTGTTTCTAGTGGTGCAAACACAATCACAGTAGATTCAGTTGTTGGATTGCAAGTTGCTGACGTAGTTGCAGGAACAAGTATCCCTAATAATACAACAATTAGTTCGATAAACAGTGGTACAAAAGTAATAACCTTAAGTGCAAACGTCACCGCAGGTATTGCAACAACTGCTCAGTTAACCGTCACTCATGCGAAAGATACTAACACTGATCGTGGTATTTCTTTCAACTATAATACAAGCACTGGAGTTTCTAATAATAAAACAGGTTTCTTTGGATATAATGATAGCACAGGTGAAAATAGTAGTGCTCCAGCAAGAGCCTTTACATATATCCCTGATGCAACTGTTACTAACGAAGTTGTTACTGGAATCAGAGGTAACTTAGATATTAAAGGTATCTATTATCAGACAGGTGACTTTTCAACTCATGGTATAGTATACTTTGATAGTGACGGTTTACAAAAATCATCTGATGCACCAAGTGCTGCTACATTTACCTCAACACAGGTATTGACAGCAGTAACTGAGGTTACGATTCCATTACCAAGTGCATTATCTGTAACTGCTGGTGATAGAATCACACAGCCCTCAGGCGGTGGATCTCAACAGGGTGTTGTAAAAACAACATCAAACACCACATCAATAACATTGATTGGTGTTCAAGGAACATTCACTAACTCAGCAGATCTATTTAAGAATGGAACTACAACCAGTATTACACCTAGTGCTGCACCAACTGTAGTTTACACAGACAAACCCGTTTGGACAACAACCATAGATGGAGGAGTCTTCTAATTATCTAAAATCATGAACATGCAAAATAATGACGTTGATGTGAACACTTTGATTAAACTTTATAATCAAAAAATTGCTACATTAACAAACCAAAATATTCTTTTGGAAGCAAAATTGACAACAGTATTAACTGACTTTAATGATGAGAAAACAAAGTTAGCCCAACAGGCACTTGAATGGCAAGAAAAATACGAAAATTTAGCATCAGAGGTTGAAGCAGAGTAATGGTTGGACATTCAGTAAATTCACGAGGAGCATTAATTAACTATGCAAAAAGGAGACTTGGTGCTCCTGTGCTAGAGATTAATGTTGCCGATGAACAAGTAGAAGATTTACTTGATGATGCCATTCAGTTCTTTCAACAAAGACACTTTGATGGTGTTGAGAGAATGTATCTCAAACATAAATTTACGCAGGATGAAATAGATAGAGGAAAGGCTAATCAAGGTGCTAGTTCTACTACAACTACTGGTATCGTAACTACAACTGGTGTATCTACAAGTATCACTGGTTATGGAACAACAACCTCAGTGTTTACAGAGAACTCAAACTTTATTCAAGTACCAGATGCTGTAATCGGTATTCAACAGATTTTTAAGTTTGATTCCAGTTCAATATCTGGAGGAATGTTTAGTATAAAATATCAATTATTTTTAAATGATCTATATTATTTTAACTCAGTTGAACTTCTTCAATACTCAATGGTTAAGAGTTACTTAGAGGATATAGATTTCTTATTAACACCAGAAAGACAAATAAGATTTAATAAACAGCAGAATAGATTATATATTGATATCAATTACGACTCTTTGAAAGAGGGTGATTTTATTGTTATTGATTGTCTTAGAGTATTAGATCCAAATCAGTATCAGGATATTTACAATGATATGTTCTTGAAAATGTATTTTACTGCATTGTTAAAAAGACAATGGGGTCAGAATTTAATTAAATTTAGAGGAACAAAACTTCCCGGTGGATTGGAATTAAATGGTAGAGAAATATATGAGGATGGAATGAGGGATGTTGAATTTGCCTTACAAAAACTTAAAGAAGAGTATGAATTACCTCCTCTTGATTTTATCGGGTAATATGTATGGCATTAAATCCATTTTTTCTACAAGGATCCCAAGATGAACAGAGATTAGTTCAAAATCTCATAAATGAGCAGTTGCAAATTTATGGGTTAGAGGTTACTTACATACCAAGAAAATTTGTAAATAAACAAACAATCATTGAAGAGGTGCAATCATCTAGATTCGATGATAATTTTAGTATTGAGGCTTACTTGAATACTTATGAGGGGTATTCAGGTGCTGGTGATGTAATGACAAAATTTGGAGTGAGTTTACGTGATGAAGTTACACTTACAATATCAAGAGAGAGATTTGAAGATTTTATCGCTCCATTTTTAGATCCAGATGACTATGAATTAGGATCAAGACCGCGTGAAGGTGATTTAGTTTATTTTCCTCTAGGTCAAAGATTATTTGAAGTAAAGTTTGTTGAGCATGAAAAACCTTTTTATCAACTTCAAAAAAATTACACATACGAACTTCAATGTGAACTCTTTGAATATGAAAATGAAATTATTGACACTTCAATTCATGAAATTGATACACAGGTTCAAGATCAAGGATTTATTACCACACTTAATTTAGTTGGTACAGGACGAACTGCGACTGCATCTGCACAATTATCACCTGTGATAAGCGGAAAGGGTTATATAAGGTCTCTGACGGTCTTAAACGACGGTACAGGGTATACATCACCCCCAACAGTCTTTATATCGACTTCTAGGGACGCACAGGGTGTTGATGCATCAGCAGTTGCGATTACAACAAGTATAGGTGGAGTGCATTCCATCAAAGAAATTATTTTAACAAATGCTGGTGCTGGATATACTCAGGCACCTGATATTAACATTGTAGGTGGTGGAGGAAGTGGTGCTATTGCCACATGCTCTATTAATAGTTCGACAAGAGGTGTTATACAATTTACTATTACTGATGAAGGAACTGGGTATACAGATGTTCCGCTAATTAATATCACAGCACCACCATTTGGAGGTGTTGCAGCAAAAGGTGATGTGATTATTGATAGTGCAAATGCCAAAATTCAATCTATTCGAGTTAAAGATCCCGGTGAAGGATATGGTAACATTGCACCAACAGTAACGTTTGCAGCTCCAAATATTATTACTGGTCGTGGTAATTTTGAGTTAAATGATTTAGTTGTTGGTCAAAAATCAATCACTGAAGCTAGAGTAAAGGAATGGGATTTGGATACCAAAGTTCTTAAAGTATCGAATGTTGGAATAGGAACAACTGTTTCTGGATTCATTCCGGGTGAGGAACTTAGAATTCAAATTGGTGTTGATGATACAGGACAAAGATTATATAAAACTGAGCATATAAGTCGTTATACAAGGTCGGTATACGTATCTGCTGGATCATCTGTTTTAAGTGTAGGTTACGGTAACACAGTAAATGTAAATGTTGGAGATTCAGTTGGTGTCGTAACCGGATTTATTGGTGCAGGAGTTACCGTCCATTCAATCGGTAATTATGGTTATGTTTATATGAGTGAAAAGAGTATTAACACTAGTGGTGCGACCAAAACAATATCATTTGGAAGCACAACATTTACTGGATATAATATTCGTGAATATGATGATAGAGATATATATGATAGTTACAGCGATAACGACGAGTTTGAAACTGAAGCAGATGCAATCATTGATTTTGCGGAGTCTAATCCATTTGGTACATTCTAATGTTAGGAACATATTACTATCACGAAATACTTAGAAAGACAGTTATTGCATTTGGTACGCTGTTTAATGATATTCATATTCGACATAAAGATCAAAAGGGAAAAGAAATAAGTGATATGAAAGTTGCACTGGCATATGGCCCAATGCAAAAGTTTTTAGCAAGAATTGAACAACAACCTGAGTTAAATAAGGCAACACAGATTACATTGCCTCGAATGTCATTTGAAATGACTAACATTACGTATGATGCGACAAGAAAAGCAGGTATAACTCAAACATTTAAAGCATCAGATGGCACTAATCTTCGTAAGGTATTCATGCCTGTGCCATATAACGTTGGATTTGAATTAAATGTATTAGTAAAATTAAATGATGATGGTCTGCAAATTGTAGAACAGATACTTCCATATTTCCAACCTGCATTTAATTTAAGTGTTGATTTAGTGAGTGTGATTGGTGAGAAGAGAGATATTAGTGTTGTATTAGATAATATATCTTTTCAAGATGATTATGAGGGAGATTTTGCAACAAGAAGAGCATTAATATACACTTTAAACTTTACTGCAAAAACATATCTATTTGGCCCAGTTGCAGATACTCCAGAAGGAATTATTAAAAAGGTTCAGTTGGATTATCATACAACTATGGATAGAGAGAATGCAAGAAGAGAACTTAGATATGTCACTACTCCTCAAGCAAGAAAAGATTATGATGGTGATAACACTGCAACATTAACATTTAATATTAATACATCTCAAGTAATTATTAATGTAAATGATACTAGTGCACTTGCTGTTAGAGATCGAATTGTTATTGATAGTGAGATAATGCAAGTGAAAGAAATAAAAGACGCAACAACATTAGTTGTGAAAAGAGGATTTAGTCGAACAATCAAGGCTGAACACCTTGAAAATTCAAAAGTTAATAAATTAACTACAGCAGACGATGCATTAATCGAAGTAGGAGATGATTTCGGATTCAACGAAACTTCAAGCATATTTACAGATTCACTGCAATATAATCCTGCTACAAGGACAGACTCATGAACACAAACTTTGATGACATTGAAAAATCTTTAAATGTAGAAACATCTATCGTTAAAAAAGACAACGAAAAACCAGAACTACCGAATGTAGTTTTGAAAAAAGATGATATTAAAAAGGATTACAGTTACACAAGAGGTAATCTTTATTCTTTAATTGAAAAAGGTCAAGAAGCAATCAATGGAATCATGGAAGTTGCAAGTGAAACTGCAAGTCCAAGAGCATATGAAGTTGCAGGACAATTAATTAAAAGTGTTGCAGATAGCACTGATAAATTGATGGATCTTCAAAAGAAAGTAAAAGAATTAGATGAAGAAGGGGCAAAAGCACAGGGAAATGTTACTAATAATGCTTTATTTGTAGGATCAACAACAGAACTTTCAAAAATGCTAAAGAAAGGTTTTCTAAATAATAATGATTCAAAAACTGCAGAATAATGAAATCCTGTAAAAAAGGATATTACTATTGTAACACTGAACAAAAGTGCAAACCGATTCCTGATGGATTTACCGTTAAGGATGATGGTTTTCTTGTAAAAGAAGACAAACAAATTAAAAAAATTGTCAAGCAACTTAGAAAGTCAGTAAAGAGTCATGCAAAACAAGCAGATACTCTTGAGAAAAAAATTACTGAAGGTAAAAAAGATCACGAACCAGAAATGATTCGTAATCAGTTAAAGACTGCAGGTAGAGCATCTAAACGCATTGAAAAACACTCTCGTAAAAAAGATAATTTCAAAGCATGGGTTCAATCAAAGATAACTAAGGCATCTGATTACTTAGATACTGCTGCAGATTATCTTGATAGCAAAGAAGTTGATGAAGCAGCAAATCCTGCACAGCAGGCTGCGATTGCCATTGACATGAAAAAGAAGGGTAAAAAACCAAAGAACATGAGCGAAGAGGGTCTTCGTGCATGGTTT